TTGTGCCTCATTTATTACCTACAAGCGACCACTTCCAAGGCGTCCATAGATTGGGTCACCGAGGATAAAGTTGAAATCAGAAACTGCTTGATGAATAATGGTAAAACCCACAGGCCGTGCTTCTTCCGCCGCAGCAAGAATAACTTCTGAGGATGGAGACTCAGAAGTTAAAGTAGTTAACTTAATAACCCAAGTGTCTCCGCCTGCTCTTTGGCTAATAACAACGGTTTTTGAACCAGTAAGAACAAATTTTACAGCAGTTCTAATTGCTGATTGAGTACCTGCTCCACGACCGTAAATCGCTGGAGACAGTTGAGCAATCTTGTAATCTTCGTTTGTTGCAGGAATTTCTACATTCCCAGCAACGGTCAATTGTTTAACCTGCGGAACTCCAGCAAATTGGAATGCCCACTGGAGATATTCCGCACGTATGTATTTAGGGTCTACTAAAACACTTTGAGCCGTATAGGAGTCTCTCTCAACTCCCAACGGAATTTCTTCAGTATCGTACTTAAACCAATCAGAATATGCCTGCATTGAGTCAGCAATAGTTTCCGTAAAAACATCAATCAGTCTTAAAAATGGATATTGCGGGTCAGTCTCTAGGCCATCATAATCAAAGTAAAAGTCGGGTAATCTAGACCTGAGATTGCTTATTACTGGATTAAGTGCCCATACATTGTCATTAACGACATTAGGTGTTGACATTTTAATCTGAAGACCTTTATGGCCAGTGATAGTCAACGCAACCATGTATGAAGTGTTGTCGCCGTCAGGCACTGTGTCTAGCGTCATTTGGTTTGACCTGAAAGCAAACCATGTTCCAGACTGAATAGAACGTGTATTGCCTTCAACCACTCCAGTGTCTGCGTTATACAATGCAGCAGTTACGTTAATGGATTCAGCAAATGTTCCAGTTAATAGGTTTCCTTCCGGAGCATAAATAACTCCGGTAAAAACAAATGTTCCACCTAAGTCAAACTCATCAAAAATATCGTCTATCGGTAGATAGACAGTAACAGGACCTTCTGTAATGGGGTCAATTTCCATTGTGTAATAGTGGCTAACAAAAAAGTTTGATGGAACAATGCTAATTGGAGTACTGCCAGCCGCATACCAATCATTATTAGCAATAACGTCAGATAAGTCAACATCTCTTCCACTAACTATATTGAAACGTCTTAAGGCGTTTATATCAGATAAACGTTGAATTGTTTTAGCCATTTTATGGCTCCATAGATGTCAGTGTTACGACTATGTCTGCAACCGCTGTCAAAGGGAGAGAACCCTTCTGTGTAAATTCAACATTTCCATCAACAATAGTTCCTCCTGCGCCACACGTTAACGTAACGTCCTCAACGTACATGACTCCAGGAACGGAAGATACAACAGCAATAAATTCGCTTCTTCTTATTTTTTCTGAAAACTTATATCCATTAGGAGAAAAGTTTGTTGCTATAACGGACTGAATGTTGTATTCAACTTTATCTACATCGTATTCAGAAGAATAAATAGCAGAAACGTCAACCATAATGTCAACAATATTGACATCGATTACCCCAACTTCAAGTCCGGCAATTGTTCTATCTTGAATAGAAATCAAAATGTCATTCTTCTCATCTGTTGATGAATAAGCATTTTTACCATAAACAAAAACTGTGACATATCCTTGTTCCGCAGCGTCGGCCCACAAAAGGTCGCCTTCATGGTTTGTTAAATCATAAGTTTTTACTGCGCTTATGGTGTCGCTAAATGTGGAAAAAACATAGCCATCAATTTGAGATGCTTTACCAAAAGCGGAAGAAAGCGAGGCAAGATAATTGCTTGCGCGGTTTAAATACTCAAGCGTTGTTTCTGGGTTTGTTCCAAAAGAAATAACAGAATCTATTGTCGCACTCAGAATATTTGATGTTGGTGATTCAATCATTAACTCAAGACCAGCACCTACTGGGAGAATTCTTCCAACTTCAAGACATCTTGCTTCTACAACAACAGTAGGAAGAGACTCTGTTCCGGTGTATACAACGGGGTCAATGATTCCTTCTTCAGTTGTTTGAAAATAAATTGAGAACTGGTCTCCAAGAACCTCGTAGTCGTAGCGAAGCAATGTCGTTTCAGGAATAGCGGTTCCGTCGTAATCCATTGCCGTAAATTCAACATCAATAACGGCTTGGTCACCATCGTTTACTTCAACGCCCATCATCCCCAAAAGACCAGCCATGAGCCTGTCTGGAAGTCTATTTATTGCAGAAACATTTAAGGAAGAAATATAAGAAACTGCCTGAAGCAATGCGTCCTCAGGAGTGCCTTGGCGCATCTGAAATTCAGGAAGAGCAACGCGTCCGTATTCAATCGCGTCAAGATATATAGATGTTGGAGATGCGTCAAAAGGTGTTAAGTTTACGTATCTTGAAAAGTCAATAGCCATAGTTAATCACCTATTATTCTAAATGAAAATTCAACACTGAGCGCACCTGTTGACTCGGTATACAGTGGATTTATTTCAACAATCTCAACTTCTGGAACATATTTTGCAGCATTCAAAATAAAATCCGACGGTTCAACTGGCATAAACGTTGAGTCAAGAACCCCGTAGTCTGGGGTTAAGGGGTGCTCGCCAGGCTCCGTAAGGAGAGAAACCGTCAAGAGTTGTTTGAAATAATCGTACGTACCGTCTTCAAGTTTCACCAACCCATATGGGTCAAATTTTATTGGAAAAGCCAGACAGTCCATAACCCATTATCCCACATTCCATTGTTCTGATGCCGACAAACACGGCCACTTAAGTTTCAATATCATTACCCAAGGTCTCCCATGAGAACATATTCGTTTGCGGATATGCAGATAATTGATGCGGCTGACCACTGCGCTCGTAAAGTTAAAGCAGGGGTGCCGTGAAGCGTTGCAGGGGAGAAGGCGGCGACCGTAAAGGTTCCAGTATGCCTACGAAGTAAGTCAACCTGTTGACCGACAGTAAAGTTCGTATCACCTGTTATGTTTATAGTCTGTGAACCAGTATTGTAGATTAATTTTCCAGGGGTGCTTGAAAGAAGGACCCCCATCCCATCGGTTGCAGAAGAAAACGCAACAATTGACTGTGGTGTTGACCAGTCTCCGCTTGGTCCTGTAGCACCAGTTGCGCCCGTAGCGCCAGTTGGACCACCGGCAGGTCCAGAAGGTCCAGAAGGTCCTGTAGGTCCTGTAGCACCAGTTGCGCCCGTAGGCCCAGAAGGTCCAGAAGGTCCAGAAGGTCCAGTCACTCCTGTAGGTCCTGTAGCACCAGTTGCGCCCGTAGCGCCAGTTGGACCACCGGCAGGTCCAGAAGGTCCAGAAGGTCCAGAAACACCAACAGGGGCGTCGCTTGGATTTACGTAACCAAGAACATACATGTCTGATGAACTCATATTTATGTCTGCACATAAAACTTGCGTATCAACGGTTAATGGATTATTTACATTGCTGTTAAGAACACGAAGGGGACCGACAGTGCTTCCGAGATAAGGAATTTGAACAAATACTTTTCCGTCCGGAGTTACCGACTTTACTACGCCAACGTATATACCGCCAGGTTTTGTGGGGTGAGAAGATGCTTTATTTCTGTTAACGTAATTTGTCATATTAGCAATTCGGTATGTATTCAACTTCGTTTTGCAAAATCAATTTCCACGACTTCGGAAATCTTTTCATAATAACTGGACCCCAAATATCTTTAAGAATCCATTCAAAATTAGTTGCTGCAATTTCTGAACGAAGAATGCCGTGATGCTCTCCTGTTGTTTCGTATTTTGTGATTGCATCTGCTTGTGATATTAACGTAGGTGCTCCGCCCTGACACCATACTCTTTCCAGAATGACCCACACTGAGATAGCGTCATCTCCTGAAAAAATTACATCAGCATGAATGAACGTTTTAGACAGCATTGCTTCAACATTAGGGCGAGTACCGTTCACGTAGACCGGTCTATTCCACATATCTATATTTCCAAGTTCAAAAAAATCTGCTAATAAAACAGGTTTTGTTGATGATGGTGACACTTCAGAAAGGTATCCATAGACATCAGGTCTTCTTGAGTTTGGAATCTTTCCAGCAACACTTGGCCCTACTGGATTAATTGTTGAACCTAAAAACTGAAGAGGAGGGCTTAACTCGTTATATACAGGAAGACCAACGGAAGACTCTCCAACACGTGCATTTGCAATAAAATAGTCACTATTATATATTTTGCCAATAGGAAGCATTGGTATTTTGGGCTCTTTGCCGTTTACTTTAAGAAGTTCCGGAGTTCTAAAAGACACAGATACTGGTTCTGTCGTTTGTTCATTAAAAGTAACTTCTGTAATTAAGTAACTCCCCTTAAACCCAGGTATGTTGTCAATTTTTATTGTCATACCAGGTCTAAGTTGAACTCCATTATTCCTATCAACGCTCAGGGTTCCTTCTCCTTGCCGAGGGTCATTGTCTGATTTTCTCATTGAAGGAAGTGAGAGAACTTGAAATTCTCTTGAATACGAATCAGTATTTGTATAATTCATCGGTATCCAGTATTTTGCAGCATTCATTTCAGGAAGTTTTGTTTTTTTATTTATAATGACTTTGCCGTTTTTGTCTTTTTTAGTTGTTCCAGGCTGTCGATGAGTTCCCCATTTATAGAGAAGCCATTTTTCTGTAGCAAAATATAAAGTTCCATCCATGACAAAACACACGTACTGAGACTCTGATGCAATGCTTGTTAATCGTGTCCAAACAGAATCTGCTTGATTAGCGCCGGAGTTTTTCTTTGGTGATTTTATTCTTGCGCTATTTTCTCCAACAAATTTGAGTCCAAAATGTTTGGCCACGTTATATGCGTACATATAGCCGGAGCCTCCTATTTTTGTAGTTTTATCTCTTTTCATTTGTTGTACCGCTTTTGGCATTGCCTGAATAGTCCAAATCGGAGACGCTGCTCCAGACTGAGCGACACTTACTTCAACCATTTCATATATGTAGCGCATTCTCCCTGTTAGCGCAATATCTTCACCGCCAGGTATGTTCCCCATAAGAAGTTGTGTTGTTTCGTAAACTACGTCAACGCCCACTTGAAAATAGTTATTGATTGCCATTTCAAAACCAGGGTCAATTATGGTTATTGTTAATTGATTTGCCATATCAATTGAATAATTGACTGAAATGCTCATTAGGTTTGACGCAACAAGCGCCATTTGTTTTCTACTCAAATTTCCTATTTGAAGTGATTCATACGTAAACATAAAAAATCATACCTAATTAAGCAGGTGTGGTATCAGGTTGTGATGGGCTTGGACTCTGGTAATCGTTTTTTGGAACATATCCATATGTACCTTCAACCTGTAACCCCAACGGTGTTGTGGTTGTTGTTTTACACTTTTTACCTACACATTTTGGTACTGGCTGTGTTGGTACAAGTGGAGGAAGAAAAATAATATCTCTACCAATTTCTGGGTATTCAATCAAACTAATGTTTACTTCTGCTACTGCAATATTTTTTGCTTTTGGAGTAACACGTGAAGCAGTTATGTTCATATCACCAATCACCCAAAGAATTCCTTTTCCGGGCGATTCATAAGGAAATCTATATTCATCAGTTAACAATGTGTTTAAGTTATAAAGTCTTACAGGGTAAGGCGCTGCACCAATTTGTCTAATATTTGCAACTTGCTCGTCGATAGAAATAGACATTCCGTCATTTACTATAGTGCTAATTGGGGGCGGTATTGGTATTAAAGAGCCGTCCGCTTTCTTCTGTTGTTCAAAATTAAACGTATCGGTTCTTGTTCCTTGTATCAAAAATTTAAAACCAACTTTTGTAAGATTGTACTTACTCCAGTCGACCATGTTAAAGTTTCCATTTCTTGGTACTTCTTCCCAAGCCGAACTTAAATTGCTGAACTCAAAAGTATTTGGGATAATATCAAAAATGTGTCTACGAACAATTTGTCTAATCTCTGATACGCCTTCAGAGTTTATTGGTCCTGGAATTGTGTATCTTTGCTCAATATAAGGATTTGTATTTGTAAATTTAATGCCGTTGGAATAAATTTTTTCAGGCATTTTTTTTATAGTCACAGTAGATAGACCGTTGTTTGGATTTTTTTGGGGGGCATTATTGCGAGAACTTTTATTTGATTTACTAGACTTTTTTGGTGCCTTAGGAGTGAAGTCAACTCCCGCTGGGTTGTTTAACGCCCAGGCTTTTTCTGCGTTTGTTACAGTTCTTGGGGAGTTGCTTGTCTCTTCGTTGTTTTTCCCAGAACCGGACCTGCCTCCTGTCGTTCTTGAGTTTGCGCTATTTGTTGTTTCTATATTTGTTTCTGGAGTACTGGCTGCCGCTGCACCAGGTATAGTTACTCTTGTTTCAGACCCACCACCTAATTGTTTTTTTAGTGATTCAAGTTCTGGAGCGGATAAACCTATAAATGTGTATGCGCCCCATTGAAACTTCCATCTTTGATTAATTGAATCGCTTTGGCCAAACCTTCCCGTAAACGCAGAGGTAATACGCTTTTCCGTAACACCCGCTGTAGTTCTGAAGAAAGATACACCTGAATTAGCCTCTCCGCTTTTTATAAGTATTGCGTAATTGGTTGTTGCTACAACCTTAGTGCCATTTAAAAATGTTCGGACCCAGATACGAATGTTGAGTGCTGATGTTACATACTTTGTGCAGTACCAAACGCTTTGGCTAATAGTTCCGCCACCAATATCTTGGCCCATGTCTTGGAGAAATGTTCCAGGGGTTTGATTGCTAAATACTTGTTCTACTATTGCTTTTTGTTCAATTGTCCATTTTGAAGCATCCGTATAGGATTTAATTGGGTTTTTATATGTTGAGCCTTCTTTTGACATTAACTACGTTCCCTATTTGAGCGCTCTTCGGAGCGAATTCTTTGCATAACTGCTTGCGCAATTTGTTCGGCAGAATCTTTTCCACCGTTTACATGGATTGTATAACTATTGCCGCCACCCGAAGTTGTAAGAGTTGGCATTGCCATCGATTTAGCATTTGAAACAGGCGTCATTGTGTCGCCAATTCCAGGACCTGGAACAACATGAAGATGACGGTCTCCACCAACTCCGTGGAACTCAGCAAATCCACCGCCAGCGCTTACAAGGGAGGAGTATTGACCGAGATTCTGCCCTACCAAGTCATACGCTCTTCCAGTCACATGGTCAGAGTTAATTGAGCCAAGACCGTAGTTTCTGTAAGAAGATGTAATGGTTCTTGAACCTGTAAGCATTCCATCCATAGCCGCATGGCGACCCATTGTTTGAGAAAGACGACTAGATGTCGTATCACCGATTGTGGAACCACGAGGAGTCATTGTGTCGTTCTTGTTCCACCAATCAGGAGGGGTTGTCATCCATGTTGGTTGCCCCTGGTTGTCCTTAAAGAAAGTTCCAAGTTCATCAATCAATGTAGTCGTAGCGCTAGCAATATCTTTTGAAGCAGTAGTAAGGTCAGTCGCTGCCTTGTCTCTTGCGGCTTTATCAAATTTTTCTGTTTTCATACCTCCAATGCCAAGATATTCAAGAATAGCGGTAGCGCCATACTTGTCCTTGAGGTCCATTCCCTGTCTTCCTTCAGGAAGTTGGAAACCATTTATGGAGGCTTCAAGGAATTTTTGCATTTGAGCGTCGTCCATCCCCGCCATTGCTGCTTCTAGGTCTTTTGCAGTTACACTTATTCCCGAATCATTAAGAATAGCGTTCAATTGACTGCTTGATTCTCCTGCAAGACCAGACATAACGCCAGAATTCTTTATGTAGTCATTGAACAGGACATCCATCCCCTGGTCTTTAGCGCCATAAAACGCTCCACCTTTGGCGTAAAGAGTACCGTCGGTTTTGAATGTTTGCATTGTTTGAGCAAATGCTTTTGTAGTATCACCACCAAAATATGCAAGGTTTTTCTCCATGATGCTTTTCATGAATTCATTTTTGCTTTCCGTATCAAGTACGCCACCACTTGATGCATCCGCCATGTCTCTGTACTTACGAAATTCTTCATTTAAAATTTTTGGCGCTTTAGCCGCATCAATATTTTTTTGGAAATAATCTGTGCTTTTTGTAATAACATTTATATAGGCAGTATTCATTTCTTCTGCCGTTCTTGTCATCGCTAAGCCAAGTTTTTCAAGAACTTCAGTAAATGACATTGTTGAGTCGTAGAGGTTTACGCCCATACTTTTTGCAAGGTCAACAATTTCAGTGTCTGTCTTGCCTGTAATTTTTCCAAGGTCATCAAGTCGAGAGTTGTACTCTTTCATGATTGGACCATTGGCTTTTTCGCGGTTTGCCATTTCTTTTGTAAAAGTATCAAGAAATTTGCCTGGCTTTTTTAAGGCATCTTCATATTCCTTGTTTGTCATCTTGAAACCAGTCTCGGACTGTCTCCTAAACAACTTTGTCACTGTGGCTTCTTGCCTCTGCCTATCGGCATCTTTTCTATTGTCTGTACCGTAACCAAGAGGGTTGAGGAATTTGTTATTAACAAGACGTTTACCACCAAAAAATTTTACTGTTCCGGCTAGAACGTTACTGATTGCGTCAATAGGGGTAGTTATGCTTCCAACTAATCTGCCAACAACTTTTGGCATTTTTTTACCGGTCATATGTTCAATGTTTAGACCAAGTTGCCCGCCATTGTCACGACCACCGAGAAAAGCGTCTGGTCCGAACACGTTTCTTTCTGCTGGAGTATTCCCAATAATTTCTTTTGCTTTATTTGCTCGCTCAGTAAAAATTTTTCCAATATCTCTTGTGGAACTTCTTCCCTTTGTGCCCGCTTCGCGCTGAACTGCCCTAAATGTATCTCCTAGTACGTCGTTAAACATTGAACTAACAGCCGACTTTGCAGCCTGACCGGCAGCCTTTGCCATTGCTTTGTGCTTATTGATTTGACCCATAACGGCACCTGTTACGGTTCCAAGCAAGGCACCCACAACAGCACCGCCGATAGGTCCAAGCGGTGTAAACCCACCAAGTTTTGCACCAAGAGCCGCTCCGCCAATTCCACCAGCAAGCGCACCGCCACCAGCAGTTTTTGCTTTAAGAGCAGTTCCACCAAAACCAACAGCAAGACCAAGGGTCGGACTCATCATCGCCAAGGAAGAACCAAGCGCCATTGAACCTTTATCGCCTATACCTTTAGAGGCAAGAAATCCCATACCCATTCCAGCACCCATTTTTGCGCCCATTGAACCCTCAAATTTGCCGAACGCTTTTCCAGCACGGCTTTCTGTTCTTTGGTAACGAGTAAAACTCTTAATGCGGGCAAGTTTTGCTTTTCGTGTTAATTGACCTTCTTTTTTGTGGCCTTGTGCGTATCTTTGGTCAAGTCTTTCTTCCTCAGACATGCCTTGTGCGACAAAGTTGTCATAATAGGACTGACCGTACTTGTTGGCAAGTTTTCCTACTTTGCCAAACTTTCCGTCTTCCCTACGAATCTTTGTTCCATAGTCTCTATCGCCTCTATACCATTCGGCTCTTCTTCTATTTCCATTGTCGTCAAATAGCGGTGATGAAGTCATCATTGACTGTGGCGTGATGTTCGGTCCCCACATGCTTCGCATGCTTCTTTGGTTAACTCCAGCATTGTTCATTGCATATGGGTCTGCGTGCGATACCACCATTGTTGGAGAAACAGGAAACCCACCAAGTGTACGAGGTGCGGCAGGACCACCAGGACCACCAGGACCACCAGCGCCACCAGGTCTTCCCGGAGGAGCAAACAGTGCTCCAGTAGTACCAAGAGCGCCACCACCCGCTACGGGTGTTCCTCCAGCACCGCCGCCGCCACCATTAATATTTACAACGCTTGCCGTTACATTCATTACCGACGTATTTGATGCGGCAACTCCACCGATACCACCAGGGCCTCCGCCTGTAATGCCGTTTCTCATTTGGTTTGCATATTGTTGCGAACCAAACGCGCTCATTGGTGTTGTTTGGGCAATCATCCCGCCCTTAGTACCAGCCATTCTGCCCATAGTCATCTTGTAACCCATAATTAACGCAAGTGCTTTAAACTGCCCGCTTCCACCGTTAAGTATTTTTAAGAAACTAGTTATGCCGCTGACCATTGAAGATATACCCTCAACAACACTGCTTACAAACGGCATAATAGCCATGACTATTTTCTTAACTTCGCCTTGCATTTTAATAATGTTTGAAATTAATTCACCAACGTTATCGCCAAACTCCATCATGGTGCTTTCGTTAGCAACAAGCCAATCGCTAAATTCACCAAGTTTTCCAGAGAAAGCATTTTTTACATGCTCCCAGACTCGGCCAAACATTTTTTCAATGACTCTTGCGCCGTCTATCATTGGTCTTAGTTTTTCAACAATTGAATTCCAACCGTCTTTAAATCTTGAAAACCAATTACCAATTTTTTCAAAAGTTCCAACCGAACCTTTAACATTGTTATTAATAAAGTCGGTTGCCTTCGTAGTTAACTTGTCTACAATGTTTACCAAAGTATCAAGCATTCCACCCATGCCAAAGTTCTGAGTGGCTCCAGATATTCTTACAATTCCTCTTTGGATGATTCTAAAAATCTTTTCGGCTGCATCTTTTACTGGTGCGAGCATCGGTTGACCTATGTCGGCAAACTCATTCTTAAGGACCGTCATGTAGCCCTTGAGTTTATTAATTAATGTTCCAGATACCGCTTCAAATTGACCTTCAAGACCAGCCGCCTTAGCGAGTTCACCAGAAGTAATTGCTGATTCAAGAGATTTCTTGTTATTAATTTTTAATTTCTTAAACGCTTCGTCAACTTTTGCTTTGTCCGGGAACAACTGCTGTGCAGCAGTTTTGGCTTGACCAAATCCTTTTTTTGTATCCTGAATAATTGCAATTAGGTCTGCCGCTTTTTGAATACCCTGCTCAATTGGCTGTCCAGCAGAAGCAAAGTCCATCAAACCTTTGAGCATGTTCTGACTGTTCATTGTCCATGTAGAGGACTTTGAAACTGTTCCAAATGCTTTGTTAAGGTTTTCTACACCGGCAGTAGCAAGATAGGTGTCTGTATGGAGAGCACGCATTACTTGGCGTGTCTGGTTCATGCTTGAGCCAAACTCACCCTTTGATGTAGTTTTGTATGCCCACATAGCCGCTTGGTTTTCACGGATGGCGGCTGCAGCAACGCTGGCTGCGGCAACGATTGCTGTCATACCTGCGGCAATAGGCCCTAGAGTGGCCCTGTATGCCTTCATGAGCCACTGACCGGCAGCAAATGCGGCGTGGATGCCAACAAGAGCAGCACCGAGGGCTACTATTTCAAGCGCTGCACCCTTGAGGGCCAAAGAGAAGGCTTTAAGACCCATCTTCCCAGCCATTGCAGTCATCTTGTCAAACTGGTCAAAATGCTTTTTCCACTTATTCATAGTGGTGTTAAGCATGTTTTCGTTTTTCTTGCCCGAAGAACCTAAGGCGTTGTTTTTGCGAGTAAGTCTGTCAATATCTCTTGACGCGCTTCTTAACCCACGACCATCATAGTCAACATTAATTCTAATGTCTGCTGATGCGTTTTGAGACATGAAGGTCCGGCTTACTACTAGATAGAGGCCCTAAGACTTAGATGCCTTTTTCTCTTGGTCCTCACGGTCTTGCTGAATAACTTTAGCACATGCAAGGCGTATCAACCATTCATTATCGTCGGAGTCTAGGAGACTTATTGGGTCTGTCCCAAACAACTCACCTAACCGTGCAGCGGACACGATTAAGGGGTTGTCAACTAGTTCGTCGAAGACTCCATCGTAGGGTCCACTGTTGCGACCGAATCCGAGTATCCAGCAGCATCAAGGATTGCAAGTGCAGCAGATTCAAGGTGAGGGTCAACGCCAAAGAACACACGAACTGCGTCTGGAATTGGTCTAGACGTATCCGTCATTGAGAGGATGTCAGCAGAAGCAAAGTTAAGTGGGTAGCCGGCGTCATCTTGCACTTCTTCTCCGTCAAAACAAACACCAACTGTTGTGTGTCCAATTACAAAGCAGGAAAACTTAGTGCCATCAAGGCCATTCTTACTGTCTTCGCCACACTGCTTGCGCCAGTTCTTTAACTGATTCTGTGAGATATTTGGGCTAATGCGCAAAGTAACACCAGGACGCTCGGGAACTTCCAGTTGAACAATCGGGCGTTCAACTTTCTTTTGAATAGTTTCCTTCAGTTTAGAAAGGATTGTCTGTTCATGTGTGGCAGATGGAGCCTTCTCAGCCTTTGCTGGCTTTGCTGGCTCTTCTGAGTAAAGTGAGTTTTCAGTCATGGGTGCACAATAGCACAGGTTTTAACCATGTGCGCAATAATCGTGTAAAACGTTATTGTATTAAGCGACGCTCTGTACTGCGAATGTAAGGGCAAAAGTTGCAGGAGCACCTGATGATGAGTCACCGTCTGGCTCTGTGATTCCAACAAGAAGGCAGTTTGTGTAAGTACGGTCAGTGCCGAGTTCAGCAATGTCGCAGTTATACATGGTGATGTTCACGTTATAGTAAGCACGACCAACAAGTTTGCGCAAATCAGAAATCTTCTTTGCAATACCAAGGGTTGTGTCGGTATCTGTCGTGTCGCTGTCATAATGAGCAGTCAATGTGATGTCGCCAATTTCAGCAGGAGCACAAAGTACTGTAGGGAACGTTGAGCCACCTTCGTAAATCTTCTCAACTGAAGCAGTGATTTCTCCACCAGATACTTGAGCAAATTTAAATTTTGTCCACTTTGGGTGATTGCTATTTACTGGAACAATTTCCGCAAGAATTTGCCTCTGTGAAAGTTTCATGATTGACTCCTAGTTAGAGTGTGACTGTTGTTGATAGGTTTGACTTCACAATTGTCACGTCAATTGTGTCACCAATGCTTGATACGCGTACGCCGACTTGGACGTTGATACGGCCTTCGGACAATGAGGCAATTGAGTTGATTGATGCATCGCACTTGACGGTGTATCCAGGGTCAACTAATTTTCCAACAGCGTTGTATCCCTCATAAAGAGCGCCGATTGACTTCAAGTTTTCGCAAATTGAAATCATTCGTCCGGTGATTGAGGAGAACAAACCGCCGCGAGCGTCGATAACCGAGAAGACGAGGTCTTCAAGAGTTACGTTAGCCTGTGTGACAACCGTGTTAACGGTATCTTGTGCCGTAATGAAGCGGAAGTTGTCAGTATCTGCAGAACATGAACGCGCACCGTAGATGCGGACAGTATTTGCAATAACTCTAATCGCGTTGATTGATGCTGCGTCAAGCGTGTCACCGAGAGTACGGTTGATGCTTGCGTAAACACCGTTTACAAACTTTGATGAAGAAATGAGACCAGCGGCTGGCTGATGAGGGCCAGTCTGGTTGTGTGCAAGTGCACGCTTTCCTGCTGCATATCCGGTTGGAGGAATAAGTCTATTCACGCCTGGGACATTGCTTGGGATATAAACCCAAGGGTAATACATTGCTGCGTGTTCTGCGTTGAGTTCAGCAGCAATGTCTTGCACTGCACTTGTGAGGTCTTCTACTGAAACATCATCTGCTCCATGAAGAAGAGCAACACGAGAGTACTCGTTTGCGTGAAGAACCAATTCTGCATTGATTGCATGGGTTTCTGGGCAAAGAACTGCACCATCTCCGTAAGCATCAAGGAAGAGTTCAAGAGCATCAACATAGGCGGTGAATGATGAATCAACAGTGTTGTCGGTTCTATCGTCATCGCCAGTGCTAAATGTAACGGTAGTTGCCTCTGGAAGAGTCTCAAGAAGGAGAGTTGCAGTTACGTAACTTGACGCAATTGAACTGTTGTTGATTGCGCTAACAAGAGCAGCGGCCGTCAACTTGACACCAGTAGAAAAAATTTGCTCTCCGTTGTACTTCAACTTAACAATACGACCTGCGCCAGATACTGAAGTCACCGCCTCAAGGTTTGCACTCCAAGCACCAGCGCCAACAGCATCAAGACGAATTACGTCGTCGCCGCCAACGCCACCTTCGTTAAGGAGCGCCTCGCCTGTAGTTGCATTTGGACCTACAACGCGAACGATGTAAGCCTGAGTGCCACCCTCTTCAAAGAAGGTCTGAACTGTTGGTTGAAGGTAGGCGTACGAAACGTAGCCACCAAACTGCTGTTCAAACTCTGCAAGGCTTGAAATTAGAACTGCTGCGTCGGAAGGACCGCGCTCCGCAAGACCGATAATGAACGCCTGTGAGGACGAACGTACGGTATTGCTTGTTGGGCCAGTTCTTACTGATGTCGATATTGAAACGCCGGGCATAGGACCTCTCTTAGTGTCTTACAGTGTGTCGCTTGATGACAACTCGCCGTCGTCGGACGAAACTAATTGTACAGAAGACTCGGCCTCAGGCTCTGCAACTGTCATAAAAGTTTCTTCCACTTTGGGCTCTTCTTTTTGTTTTTTTGGTTTTGCTGCCAATTCCTCAACTTGAGGGGCAGATGCGTCAATCTTCAAAGACCTTGATTCAAGTCCTTTAATAATTGAAGGATTATCTTGACAGCCAACTGCTGACTCGCCAGGATAGATAGACACAGCAGGGGAACCGATAGTTAAGGTTCTTCCTGAAACGTTAATGACAACAACATTAGACGAATCCTTAAGGAGTTGCTTCGCTCTGTCGCTTTTAAATTTTACAAGTTCATGGGTGTGAGACATTTTTTCTCCAATATCACTGCCTAGTGACGATTGTACATCATTGACTATTGCTCAGAGGTCAGCGAATAGATACTAACCGTGGTATTTATTTCATCTGCCGATGGTGCGATTGGCATTCTAGTAACTACTTCATCTATTGCAAGGTCGTAAGATATGTAGGCTCCAGCCAAAACCCTGTCACCTTTAAGCAGTGTCAAATCAGAAAACTGTTCTTGGATGCTTGATTCATCAATTTCAATGCGAAAAGACTTTCTATCGTCATAAGCCTTCAAACATGGGTAATCCATCAAAGAAGAGCGCAAGACGGTTGTAAGACGGTCTCGCATGCGTGTCGTTGGCTCTGAGTGTTCATCCCTGACCCAAACGTATGTCCGCATAGAATAATTAACCCGATACAAAGGGTCGCCACCAGCATGCCCAATTCTTTCTAGTTTATTTGTTGACATAACAACCGTAATAATTGTTGGCCAAGCATCCATAGCCAAGGGTTCATATGTAAAGAAAGAAACAGGAGTAGGTAAGTTCAAGTCATCAACTTGCCAACCGTTACGGTAATTAATTAAACGAATTGGAAAATCATTTTTAAGATATTCGTTTACATAGTCCTTAGCAAACTGAGAGCCATTCATAAGTTCCATTAGGCCCCCTTGAGAACATGGTCGGCAGCATCTTGAGCAAGATTTCTAGCAAACATCGGTGGTTCAAAAATGAGACGCCTTTCAGGCATGCTCCACGTTCCGTATTGATGAAATTTTGCAATAGGAAGGTCTGTCCCAAAAACGGCTTTAGTATCCCCAATGTCTCGTACGTTCAAGTTTGAAATACTTTGGAAAAGTTGCCCGTTTTGAACGAGTTTCGGAGCCATGCCATAGTGTTTTGCTTTCCATGCCGCATAGTCAGCATCAAGCGGTGCCCACCCACCAACTGCTCCACCTTCAGAAGCAAAGTTAGCGGTGTAGGCTCTTTTTAAAGTTCTTTCTGCCTCTACAAATACGGGTTTAAAACTACGTGCGTTTTTTTCCATTTTGTTAAGCATTCGTTTCACTTCACGGGAGTGAACTTTAATGCGTACGACTACGTCATCGGCCATTATGCAACCCTGACGCGCTTATATTTCTTTACTGAAGCCAATTCTCTATCTGTAAAACCAGTCTCCATTGGAGCAACACCTCTTGGGTTTAAGTCCTTGACGCCAACAACATCGTCGTGCATGTTTTGCATTTCACGAGTTGCGGCTCGGAGAATTAACAACTTAAATACAGGTACCGTGTCTCCATCAAGTCCTGCTTCGTAGTTGATTGTAATAACGTCGTCAGCAACCATATTGTAGACATCAACACCGTATCTTCTGACCGTATAGTTTGTCCCAACCGCTTCTGCGTTTCCGCCGGAAACATATGCACCAATTGACTCTGTAACGCCGTCAATAACAAAAGAGTTAGCAGTAACTTCAACAATTTTCTTGTTTATAACGTTGTACCCAATAGGGTCTGCATTCTTAATTGTCACGTATTGACCGACCGTTAACTTGTGTCCATTTGACGTGAATGTAACCTTGTTGCCAACTTTAGTAGCACCCGTTACAGTCGCGGTTCGCTTAATCGCTTCACCAAGATAAGTCGGGGTAGTCCATTGGTTTTGAATAGAAACACTCAAAACTTTTGACACCGGAGAGTTTCTTAAATAGACCGTCTCTGGGGGCATTGCGTAGTTTGTTACAGAGCGAGACGTATTGCCTTGCCCAGCATAAAACGAAGACTCCAGGTTCTGTTGGTAGAAAAATGAAGACATCGGCATAGCCAGGTTATTTGCAGGAACCTTGTACTCTTCGGTGAACTCTGTGACTTCAATCGGTCTTCTAAGGTAAGACTCAAGTTCGCTTTGAAGTCCTGCAAGAATGAGTTCAGCCGCATCTTGCTGACGCAGGGAAAAGCGGATATCCATGTAAGTAATTAGTTCTTGTACTGATACCAGCATTTAAAACCCCTGTTCTAGGGCAGATTATTATCTGCGGCGACGAAAGGGATTAAGTTCCCGAACGATGTCACGGGCACGCTCGCCCTGAACGCCACCTCTACCGCCACGACGTCTACCTGTTTGTGCAACAGAACGTGCCAAACGGCGAAGTCGGCTTGTTCTACGACCGCTTCTTTCTCTCCGGCTACTACCTGCTTGACCCATTAGTGTTCCTATCCTCAAGATAACTGATGAAATTGTACCACTAACTGGGCTCTACCTATCTGAGTTAGGAGGTGTCTCCGTTACTGGACCAGAGTCAAGAGTACCTGCTGGAGCCTCAACCGGAACCCAAGCACGCGAATATTTATGCTCAGATACTTTTCGGTGCTTTAAAAGAGAACCATCAATCATTAAATTGTACTCGTCGTGCTTCATTTGAAGAATGGAATCCATGTCCTCTTTTTTATATTTTCTGGATTGCATAATGTTTCTAATAATTGCTGACACCGGTTTAGCGAGCATTGTTCCTCTGCCACGATTCATGCGGATATGCATCAACTTTGCGTCAATACTGTCGCAATCGACAAATACAACAGGAATTTCTTCTCCTATTTTTTCACGAATTTGTTTCTGACCACGAGCAAGCATTAACCGTTCGTTTCCATCAATCACAACATTTGTTGACTTTTGTACAAGGAGTGGGTAAATAAATCCAAAATCATAAAGAGACTTAGACAAAACAAGCAAGTCAGGACGCAAGATATAGGTTGCCTTAAATGGGGCAACAACTAGTTCGTCAATATTTATATAATTAATTTGCATTATTTTCCAGTTCTTGTTCTGCTGCTTTTTGCCTGATTGTGTGAGCCCTAGTTTTAGGCCCAACAGGTGCGGCTGACGTTACGGCTATTTCGTTGAGTAGAAGATTTCTAATCATCCAGTTAATGGGGTACGAGTATGGGTCAAGAATATGTTTTTTTCTAAAGTCTGAAACATATGCTTTTGCTCTACGTTGCAATTCATCACCAAGAATATTTTCCCGTATGCATTCTTTTGCACCTTCAAAACCTTCATCCGCATATCGGCTAATTAGTTTTTCAATGTCAAAATCAGGCCACCACCTGCGTTGTGCATCAATGTCTGGCCAAATCTCCCACAACCTGTCATAGAAGTCTGGCTCAGTAGCCACAACGTCACCTATTCGTCTAATGGCAACAGAGTGGAGAGGAATACCAACTCGGGTATTTGAACCAGTGAGAGCAGCAAGGTCATAGTACTCGCAATAGTCTGCGCCGTGTTCTTCTGTGATGAACTTGAGTACGTCATCTGTCTGCCAGTCATAAATAACTTTTGCAAATTTAAGAGGTATTGACTTCTTCATTTTGTATGGAGAAACTATGTAGTTCTCGTGCAGTTTCTGCACAAGAGACCTATAACGCACCATTGACTCATTAGCCCGAACTCCGGTAATAAAAGCAACAGAACCAGTCTTGCCCTGCATGGTGTAGTAGTCAATTCTCTCTGGAAGACCTTCATCCGCAGTTAACCCAAAGTGTTCAGCAGTAATTGCCCATGATGGTATTGGTCGTACGCGGCGACCTTCTCGCTCACGATTGGCGTTCCACATAACTACAGGCTCTCTAACGCCAAGAACCCAAACTTCTGAACTGTACGGAAGGCAGTACCACTCCATATCAACCCAGTCGTAGTTGCGGACTTTGTTTACATAGTCAAGAACCAATGGACTAACCATCTCTTCGTCTCGGAATATTACTTTGACTGGTCCGAGTCCTCGTTCTTCATGAACTTCTTTAGCCAAGTAAAGCACTGCTGTGCTATCTTTTCCTCCAGAAAACTGAACGCAAACAGTATCAAAAGTATCATAAACGTGCCTTATTCTCTGTCTTGCGGCCTCAACACAATCAATGTCAAGAAACATTCTCTGCCTAGTCATTTATCTATCTCTAGTTCTTGGACTCTATTCTCAAGACGGATAATTCTCTCGGAAATATCGTGCATAAGAGAGTTGCTCAGAAGAACAGAATTTGTTCGTGATTTTCGTTTACTGCGAAGAAGTTGATAAAGAATTTTCTGCAGGTCATATACGTTATCGGGGTTATGAATTTTCACTTAAACCTCTGTATGCATATCAATAAAATCAATTAACTTTTCCGCAGTAGTTGTTCCTGAAATGCCTGGGTCATTGCGCAGGTAACGAACAAAGTCATACCAGCGGCGTTGCTGTTCAGGATTGTCAAATACAATCGTGTATTGAACTACAGCCTGAGAAGATGCCCCACCAGCAGTTATTGTGCTTCCGCTAACAGCAACCTTGTTATGGTCCACATCTCCACCAGCAACAATTCGCCTGTCTCCATCATCTGATTCTTCAACAGTAATTTTTACTTCCGAAGGACCGTTTGATAAATCTCTCATTACTGGAGTTGTATATGCATCGGCAATCGGTGAAACAACCTCAGACGAGTAATGAGACTCCTCAATGGCGGCCATTTCAAACTCGTCCCACCCAAGGTTTTCAAATAACTCAGGATAAAACTCTGATACATCAACAAGGAGACCATTAAGAAGAGACTGGTCTGTGTGACCCATCTCCATAGTGCGGTTATCAGCAAGAGCAAAAGCAATTGCTCGTTCATTGTTTACATCCATTTGCACGGCGGCAATCTTTGTCCACCCGAGGCGCTTTGCTGCTTCAAGTTGATGATTTCCTGCAATCACTGTAAATGTCCCATCGTCGTTTGGTTTTACAACGATTGGTTTTACTTGACCAAACTCTGAGTAAGAAGCAGTTATTGCCCCAATGTTGCCCTTGCGAGGGTTGTTGTTAAGCGGAACAAGTTGCTCAATGTTGATACATAGAGATTCAAGACCTGGTGAAATGTTGTCAATCAATGTGTTACCTGCACTCTCACGTTTGCATTCAGGGTTCGCATGGCGTCAATAGAAGTCCGCAAAGATAGCAACTTCTCACGTTTTGATTTAAGAAGCGCTTCAGCAATCTTAAAGTCAAAGTTTTCATCTGCAAGTTTGTATTCAGCCCAAGCCTCTCGTTCTTTGATTGAACCTTTTGCTGAAAGATATTCTTTTGCCCAGTTTGATTTATAAAGGGCTTCTTTTTTTGCTGAGTCCTCTGCAAGTTTTTCAAAAGCCTCGGTCTCTGATTCCAGCATCTCTAATAAACGAAGGAGTTCGTGCTCAATGTCAACTTGACTGATGGGGGCGTTTCTAGATATCATTTTTTCCCTGTTATGCGGTGAATAGTAAGCCCCACTCTACTTTGCTTAAAGCAGAAAGTTGTTCTTTTGACCAATCCCATTTTGACTCCCCAAGTTTGGCAAGACCCATCTGCTCCAAAACCCATGCATCACATTCGTCATTTCCACCACCTCCGGAAAATACCTTCCTGGTCTTTGCTGACACCGCTGAAATAACTTCACCTTTAGAAGCATTCCCTTTCCCGGTAGCAAACTTTGCTCGGCATGTTGGGGGTACATCTACATAGTCAATGCTGTTCTCATAGAGCCTCATACGGACCGCTCCGCCCAGTTCACCAATGCTATGAGCCTGGCTATTTCTGGAAGCAAATGAATAACCTTCAATAATTACACACCTGACGTCAAGGGTTATACATGAATCAAGCACTAATTGGCTAATTTCAGAAAGACGTGCGGCACCTTTTTGCTTAGAAGCAATCACAAATGTCTTTTCATTCACAGATATTCCGGTAGAGGTTAAAGAAAGGTCTAGACCCATTAGATTCATGCGGGCGATACTAGCAGTTTGTAGTATTATTTTTTTGTTGCTTATAACCAATAGGAGACCCAATGTCTGGAATTATCGCACCATCAATCGTTACCTACGACTATATGGTTGGGAACCTTAACAACTCGTTTATTAATGTGTCCTTCCCCTTCAAGGTCCAAATTGAGGGTATCTGGTTCACTGCAGATAGAAGAATGCTTACGGGAACCTTTGACGGCGATTTGTTTGAAGACGCTGGAAGAACATTGGTACTTTCAGCGCAAAAGTCAAAGTCTCCTCGTACTGTTCTTTCTGATGTTGACGAACCGACAGACTGGGCACCGTTCTTTGGTTACGACGAACCAGAGAGCCAGACAGGAGAAGTTTACGGTAGCGATGAGTTCAAGCCAACCATTTGGCTCGGTCTTCCAGAAGATGCGCCTGCTGGCATGTTCAAAGATGCAACAACGCAATACATCAACAATTACTATGACAATTCCCAAGCGTTCCGCTCATCAACTGGTTTTGCCCCAGCGCTAGATGCCGACCATAACCCATACTGGGGAAATAATGGCTGGAGCAGTGGTCAGTTTGCTGCTAACAAGTACAAGACAAATATGGCCATCCTTAACCCAGATGAAATCATCAGCATGTTTGTATACAGCAACGAGGGCGACTGGACAGATTACGACCAAGACGCAACCGTGACAATCCATGTTGCATACACTGGCGTTTCTGAGACTGTAGAAAAAGAAGACCCTAAGGCCCCTTGGTCAACATGGTGGAATGACTAATTGATAGTCTTGCCGTATGGCAAAATTCCCTTCAACATTTGCGCTTGATACTGGAAACAAATTAAGCGACCGTTTCTTTGATATTCGTTGGCTCTCGGCTGGCATGAGTCAGCCACCAAAACGCTGGTATAACGTTGGCGAAGAACTGCCCGCTGAAGACCCAACCGAGTGGGGGCGTGGAGAAGTTGACACCGAAGGTCGTTTGGTCGTCAAGTACTACCGTGAAGAAGTATTTGGCCCTGAAGACGAAGTGGTGAAAATGTGGTTCGTTCTTCTTGATGGGAGACACCTTCAGCCAGCACACTTTATATTGCTCGGCTATGCGGACGATAGATACCCGTGGGGGACTGTATTGGATGACTCAGAAGCGTCTCAAGTTCTTGAGAAGGAGTACATGTCGTCATGGGTTGGGATGATTAATTGGCGCGCTGGAGACCCAATGATTCAACAAATTACAACTTCTCCCAAATGGCGACGCAAGAGAATTTCGGTCATGATGTTTGGCGTTTGTGATGTTGTGAACGCATGTTATGGGTTTAGTCCTGGCAAAGTTATTCACGGCGGAGCAGTTACCACTGCAGATGGCGAAAAGTTGCGAGACATATATCCTGGCGGTAGTGCCCGAATA